GCAGCATATCCGGTGGTGTCAATGCCAAAGAATTCAGTTTTTCACCGTTTTTTGCTGATGGCACCATAAATTTTGATGCTGAACAAGTGATGTTTGAAATTTCCTGGCAACGTCCCAAAGACTATGATATAAACACTGGGCTGGCGGACCCTTATGCGGGGGGAAACGCCAAAGACCGACTGCCAATACAAAGCACAGTGTATCAGGCCACACGAGTGATCAGTGAGTTTAGACAAGGAAAATTTGAACAGACAATTGAAGGCTCTTTGTTCATGTTTCCCAAACCTGATGGCACCAACACTGTGGGCAAGTCCACTGGGCAGACCACTGCACAAACCACAAATCAACGCACAGACGGTACCACAGATGTGGCGGACTCTACTAGGTCAAATGCACAGTCACCCACAGTGGCACAAAACTTTGTGACCAACACCAACACCAGCGTGGTCAACAGCATCACCAATGGAGCAGCATTGTCCTCTACTGGCACTAGACCAGCCACTGCACCTCCACCCACCAACATTGTGGCCTCTACCACACCACCAGCCACTGTCAATAGCAACAGCACAGTTGGTCCGTCATCATATCCGCGGGCATCCACTGGATCTGGTGTAGTCCCTATCCAGACCACAGAATCGTCGCCACAGCCACTGAATGTCAACCCATTTGTCACAGCAGGCCGTACACAAACCATAGTAAGAGAAAGTTAAGGAGCAATTTTGTCAGAAGAAATACAACGCAGCAGAGGCCGACCACAAAATTACAAATTAGATCGTGGCGGTGTACCCTCAGAATTTGGTCCATTCGTAGGCATTGTGATGAACAATGTGGACCCCACACGAGCAGGACGTTTACAGGTATACATAGAAACGTTCAGTGGTGGTGACATGAATGACCGTACCAAATGGACCACTGTGCGATATTTGCCAGGATTTTATGGCTACACGCCCGCAGGCAACAACGCAGAAAATAATGTAGGTGAATATACACAAAATCAAAATGCCTATGGCATGTGGTTCACTCCTCCTGACATTGGCATCACAGTGCTGTGTGTGTTTGCCAATGGTGACCGTCAACTGGGCTATTACATTGGTGTTGTGCCTGACACAGGACTGGGACACATGGTTCCTGCTGTGGGCAGCAGTAACAAAAAAGTAACCACCAACCAAAATCAAAAAACATACTTTGTCAACGATGAGTACTTGCCAGTCACAGAAATCAACGTCAACAACGAAAAAATAGTTAACAATGAGAAATTTTTTAATCAGGAGAAGCCAGTACACAATGTAGTTGCAGGTGTGTTGTTTCAACAAGGGCTCAACCGGGACATTGAACGTGGGCCCATAAGATCTACCAGCCAACGTGAAACACCCAGCACTGTGTTTGGTGTCAGCACTCCTGGGATACCCGTGTACAACGGTGGTATGAAGCCCAATGATATACGTAAAAAAATTCAAAACAATGAACTCGACCCTGCGGATGCTCGAGTGATTGGTCGCATGGGCGGACACACTCTTGTTATGGACGATGGTGACCTTGACGGTAAAAATGCCTTGTTTAGACTGCGCACACCCAAGGGTCATCAAATCACCATGAACGATTCAGGTGACTTTTTCTACATCACCCATGCCAATGGACAGACTTGGTTGGAGTTTGGCAAAGAAGGCACAGTAGATGTGTTCAGCACTAACTCTGTGAACATACGCACCAATGGTGACATCAACATGCATGCTGACCGCGACATCAACATGTATGCTGGTGGCAACATACAGGTCAAAACTGCCAATGCCATGACTGTGGAAGCCATGACTGATCTCAATTTGTCTGCGCAGCGAGATTTCAAAATCTACAGCAAAAACACCATTGGCATCAAGTCTGATGGTACTCTAGCTTTGAACAGTGCTTCAGGATCATGGAACGGTGGTGATGCATTGTTGTTCACAGCCGGTGGCATTGATTTGAATGGTCCTGCTGCACCCGAAGTCACAGCACCCAAGCCCATTGCCAAGATCTTGCTGTCAGACACCGAGTTTGACACTGCCAAAGGCTGGCAAGTCAAGGACAGTGCGTTGGAAACCATTGTGCCTAGAGCACCCACACATGAACCTTATCCTTATCACAACCTAGGAGTTGATGTAAAGGTCAAGTTAGAACAAGGAAAACCACCACCACCACCAGGTGCGCCGGCTGTGCCAGCTGGGGTAGTGGTCAGAGCATTATGAGTAAATTTACTTTTGATCTTGCTGGTATAAAAACAGCGATTGGCGCCGGTCAATCAAAGGTTTTTGAAGTCAGCGGCCCTCCAAACATGACACGTGAACAGGCCTTTGCTATTTTTCAAAAGCAAGCGTCAGCAGGTGGGCTTACTGGTTTTCAATCTGGTGACATACTCAGCGCACAAACACAAGCCGCTGATGGCCTTGAAGCGGCTCGGGCTGAAGTGACACAAGGGTTTGCTGGATTTGCTGGCACAGATCAAGGAACACAGAATCAGTTTGTGAGTATTGCACAAAGTGCCAAGCAGTCATTGGCTGCAGGTACCACAGGAAATTTGCAAAGTCGCATCACCAATGGTGGTACCATACTGCAACAGACCACAGCTAAAATTGGCGCTTTGCTTGGTGTACCAGTGACCAATGGTATTACCACTGCGGATTTTGCCAAAACAGCCACAGCAATCATGCCCATGTCAGGTCTCGATACCACTGATGTTCGTGCCACCATGGCATCAGTAGGCACTGCCACTGGACAAAATTTTGATCAAATAACCAATGCAGTGGGAGTTGGCAAGTTTGGATTTGATGCTACACAGTTGGAAACAGCAGGACTACTCAAACCAGGCACAGCCAGCACGTTTCTAAAACAAGGCATAAACAATCTAACATCAGTGTTGAAAAGTCCTGCTGTGTGGACTGGTGCAGGCGGTGTCACCGGTCTTGACAGTTTTTTAAAAAATCCTGCGGCGCAGAATTTGACACAGCAAAATTTAATGAACTCAGGGTTGGCCACGGCCAGTTCATTGGGAGTGCCGCTGGATGTATTCAATGCCAAAGAACTTGGAGGCATATCATCGGTGTTTGCCAAAAATTCAGCAGCTGGTACTGACTGGATTCGAGGACAGTTGCCGCCAGACAAGCAGGCTGAATTTGATGCCAAGTTTAAAGAAGCACAATTTGCCGTTGGTACAGCAGAACAAAAACTAAATGATGCTGTGTTACAACAGGCACCACCAGGAGAAGCAACTGACACAGTTGACCGAATCACCGTTGATGCTGCTACTACCAGAATCGTGGGCAACGACAAAGTTCCTGATCTCAATTATGGCAGTTAAACTACACCATAAATATCAACATGACCACATTCATTGGCTTCAACACTATCAATCAAAACAAAAAGTTCACACTCACTGACTTTGAGTTGATTCAGCGCGACCTATTGAATGCCTTCAACATTCGTCAAGGTGAACTGCCAGGGCGTCCTGGCTATGGCACCACAATTTACAGTTTTTTGTTTGAAAATCAAGTAGAACAATTGCAAGAAGATTTGCGAGCTGAAATACAACGTGTGGCTGCTGGTGACCCCAGACTCACCATCAATGACATACAGGTATTCCCCCAAGAAAATGGTATATTGATACAGTTAGAAGTCACAATAATAAACACCACCAACGCTGAAATACTCAGCATATTCTTTGACGAAACCACTCGCAATGCCAGTTACGTATAACTACGCCGTTTTTATTACGAATAAATAAAGCACGGACGAGACAAAAATGGCAACAACCACAAGACAAACAGCAATATTTGGTGTAGAAGATTGGAAACAAATCTACCAAACTTATCGCGAAGCCGACTTCCAAAGTTACGACTTTGAAACTCTTCGCAAAAGTTTCATTGACTATTTGCGTTTGTATTATCCTGAAACATTCAATGACTACATTGAAAGTTCAGAATTTATTGCTTTGCTGGACGTCATGGCGTTCATGGGCCAGGCCCTGGCTTTCCGCACTGACTTAAACACTCGTGAAAACTACATTGACACTGCTGAACGCAGAGACTCAGTGGTCCGACTGGCCAATCTTGTGAGCTACACAGCCAAACGTAATTCAGCAGCTGAAGGTTTTCTCAAAGTATTCAATGTAACCACCACAGAAAACGTTGTGGACTACAATGGTGTAAATCTCAGCAATGTCACTGTAAATTGGGCCGACCCCACCAATCCAGATTGGCAAGAACAATTCACTACTATTATTAATGCCAGCTTGGTA